CACGATCTCCCGCGGGTCGGTAATGCGCCGTGGTGCCGCCTCGCCGCCGGCTGAGATCGCTGGCAACTGCAGCGCCAGATCCTGCTGGCTGGTGCCCACGATCGTCGGTAGCTGCAGGCTCAGATCCTGCTGGCTGGCGCGTTCCGGCAGGCGCTGGCCGCGGGTCAGGGCCCGGGCGTTGCGGATGAACTGCCCGAACGGCAGTCGGATCAGCGTCCGGCGGCGGTCCTGGCACCAGCTGAGCTCGAGCGCCCGGCGGTCCGCCCATTCCAGGCCGCAATGGGCCTCATCAGCCCACTTCAGGGCCTGCTGCAGCTCGGCGCCGATCTCGATCTCGTCAGCCAGCTCCGGATCGCGGCATGAGAAGCCCTGCACGTCCGGATCACAGGTGCGCACCGGCGCCTGGACCCGCAGGATTTCGGCCACCTCCTGCTCGGGCAGTCCCACAGCCTCAGCCACGGCCGCCAGCTGGGCCCCCTCTGCCACCAGCCGGCGCACCACCGGCGCTCTATCGCGCCAGGCGTCAGGCCAGCGGACCCCGGAGCGGTGGCCGTGCTTGCGCAGCCACTGCAGCAGAGCGCCGCGGATGCAGGGCACCGCGTACGTGCTGAGCTTGTAGGGCCTGCCCGTGCCGGGGTTGACGATCTCCGGGTCGTAACGACGGCAGCCCTTGAGCAAGCCAATCAGGGCCACCGGGTAGAGATCCTCGTAGGCGATGCCGGTCGTAGCAGCCAGGCGGTTCGCCTCCTTGGCGGCCAACAGCAGGTTGTTGGCCGCCAGCTCCTCGCTGCCGGCGGTCGGCGGCGGGAATGTCCCCAGGGCCTCGGCTTGCGCCTCCACTACAGCCGGCGGCACCTCCCGCGGCTTGCGGCTCCTGGCGCTGCGCCGGGGGGTAGTGGAAACCATCGCTATCGATTCATCCGGTTTTGATAATCCATTATCACCTCTTCTGTCCAGCCCGATTGCCTCATGACCTGCAGGGTGGTCTGATCCAGCGCCATGGGCTGCCCCGAGCCATGACCCCAGCTGACGGTTGCGAAGCTCAGCGGGCCGGAACCCTCCAGGTAGATCAGGAGCTGCGTGGTGGAGTCCACGATGTCGTCGAAAGTGTCAGCGGGGAACTTGACCAGCTGATTGACCACCGTCTGAGACCACGGCGCAGACCGGGGCAGGAACACTTCCCCGCGGTTGAACAGCACGCTGGCCGCGTTGGCCCGGCTCTCCTTGCTGCCCATCGTGCCGACCCCAGTCGCTACCACGCGGTAGCCGTGGGCCTCCTGGGTCAGGCTTTTGATGATGGCGGCACCATTGGCCTTCTTCTCTATCAACAGCTCTCCAAATTCATGGCGCTTCCGTAGTGCCTTGATCATGGCCACGGTCTTGGGGAAGTCGAGACGCTCGTTCACCAGATCGAGCAGCCAGGCACCGGCTTCGGTCTGGCCCCAAAGGGTCATGGCCACCATGTCGCTGCCGGCGGTGTCGTCGAAGGTCGCGTCGACCGACAGGATCGTCCGGATGAAGCGGCCCGGCAACAAGGGATCGCCCGGCTGGCCAGGCCATGCGGTGGTGCCGTAGAACCGCATCCGGTCGAGGAAGAACACGGTCCCCTCCCCGGCGGAGGGGTTCTGCTGATACAGCGCTTCCCAATCGCGAGCAGGGGTGTTGCGCTTCTTGGCCTCTGCCCACTTCTCGTCATATCGGGTGGGATCGAGCGCCTCGCCTGGCTTGCGGTGGTCCGGCTCCCTGGTGCACAGGGCCGGCAGTGGCTTCAGGATCGGCTCAGCAATCAGCGGCATCGAGATCACGTGCCACCGCTCCGCCATGGCGCCGTGGCCTTCCCTGTCCAGCTCGTCAACCTTGGCAAGCAGCCAGCCGATCAGGTCCGCGTCATGAAGCCAGCGGGTGTGGGTGATCAGCTTGAGGCAGCCGGGCTCCTCCCTGGTGTTGAGGACCGTCGAATACCAGTTGCACAGCCGGCGCCTGTAGGCGGCGCTTTCGGCCTCTTCCCTGCCCTTGATGGGGTCATCCACCCCCAGGAAGTGAGCCGGGAGCCCGGTGCCCTTGCCGACACCTGCAACCCACATCCCACCAAGGCCGCCGCTGGTCTTCCATCGATCCTTGCCGCTGCTGCTGGGGCACAGGGCACCGCCGGAAGCCGCGAAGTAGCCGCGGGCGGCTTCGCCAAACTCAGCGGCCAACGTTTGAGTGTGGGCCCCTAGTCCGAAGGTGCGCTCCGGAAACCGCCGCAGAAACCAGCCCGGCAGGAACCGGCTGAAGATCGTGCTCTTGAAGTGCCGCGGCGGCAGCTCGATCATCACCCGCGTCAGCTTGCCATCCCCGATCCGTTGGCCGATGTCGATCAGCCTTTCGGTGTGCCTGGTGAACTTGAAGTCAGCCGGTGCGATTGCTGCCACGTAGTCGCCAAAGCTGACCTCATAGACCTCCACCGGCGCCGCCGCCTCCGCCCGCAGCGACTGCTCCATGGCCTGCCAGCTGGGGTCAGCGGCGGTCGAGAGCTGCGCAGCGTGGCGGAGGAGGTTGGGGGGCATCAGGTGGCGGGATCCTCGTCAGCCTCGAACCCGATGTGAACCGCAAGGTGCGGCACAACCTGAAGAGGGGCCGGCCAGAAGCCGTGGCGGCAAAACCGCCCACGACCCATCACCACTTCCCCTGTCGCCGGGTTGAAGCTCGCCACCTTGCGCAGCCTGCGGCCCAGGCGGTCGTAGACCGTGCAGCCGTTGGGGTACTGCTGCCAGAAAGCGGGGTCCCGGGCGTCAATCATGGGCATGTGCCACAGCCTCCGCAAACATTTCCTTGATCATTTTTTTGTATGGCTCAAAATCTTTAGCCCTTGTTGCGCAGCAATTAAGTGCTACGAGCACAATCCGGTCATCACGCAAGCCCAGTACTCCTCCAAGCGTTTTGCTTTCGTTAAACCCTTTTCCGTATTCAAGTAAGCGAAATTCGCTACCAATTACCACACTGCCGTCCGTCATTCCGTGATTCTGTACGGGATAAAACGCAACAAAAACAAATGGCGAGGCAAAGGTGCTCATTATGTACGGCTCTCCGAGATTTGCGGGAAGTTTTTCCGTGAAATCTTGCCGAAGCAGCTCGCGCCTGGCCTGGGCGGTGCTTTTCATGGCTCAACCCCTCGCAACGGTAACGCCAGCCGCCTGGCTCTGATACTTCCCATCGCCGTAGGGCTTGCCACAAGGCGCCCCCTCAAAGAACAGGCCCTGGCAGATGCCTTCGTCAGCGTAGATGCGCACATCGGCACCGCTGCTGTTGCTGATCTCCACCGTCAAGTACCCTTCCCAGCCGGCCTCGCCAGGCGTGGTGTTGACGATGATTCCGCAGCGGGCATAGGTGCTTTTGCCGATGTAGAGCGCCGTGACATTTGGCGGTAGTTTCTGTTTTTCGTTGAGGAATCCCAAAGAGTAGGAGTGCCTAGGTAGAATAAAGTATTTGCCGTACAAATCGCACTGCAGCTCTGCAGTGACCAGGCAGCGCTGGTCGAAGTCTTTCGGGTTGACGATCAGGCCAGGAACGTGGCGAAAGACCCGGAAATCATTGGCGGACAGGGTGAAGTCATAGCCGTAGGAGCTGGTGCCGTAGGAGATAGCCGGCACCGCAGCGCCAAACACCTCTTCACCAATCTTCCTGATCTTTCCGGGCTCAAACGGGCTGATCATCCCGTCTTTCGCCAGCTGGCGGATTCGCCAATCAGGCATCAGGCCGAGGGGTGCGGTCGTGGTCATGGCTTGAGGATGGTGGGACGGATGGAGCGAGCGGCGCGGTCGGCGCGGGTCTGGCGGATCTCGGCCAGGCGGGCCATGGGATCGGCCGCAGGGGCCCCGGGGCGGCCGGCGCGATGGCGCAGGACCCGATGGGCGCGGGCGGCCAGTTCGGTGGGCACAGAGGCCGGCAGAGGCGCCAGCCACTGACCCTGCCAACCGGCCAGGTGGTTGGTCATCACGGCGCCATCAACACGGTGGAGGAACCGGGCGGTCGAGGGAGCCCCCTGACTGCCGAGCTGCATGGCCACGGTCCAGCGCTCGCGGGCGTTGCGCTCCCGCAGCGGCGGGATGCAGATCATCAGATCGGGGTGTGGGG